GTGAAATCGTTTGAGCAAAGACTACTTGGTAGTTCTAAGGCAATTTGGGCGGCGAATCAGTACGCGCAAAAAGGCTTGGCTGTCACGCCGGGGAGAATGTAAATGTCGTTTCAGACCATCGTTGACATTCAGCAGTCCATGACTGTGAACAACCGGCGCACGGTCGGTCAGCAAGTCACCCGAGGCGGGCAAATTAGGACGGCGCAGTACCTTACTTCCGTTCCTTGGGTCTTCACCATCGTCCCTCACAACTACCTGTACTACCCACAGGTGCGGGATGTGATTCAGACCATCGACAACCTAGACCGCGAACTCCCCGCAAACATCACGTTCAGCGGAACCACGCTTTCTTGGTTCACCGAGTACAAGGGTGGACTCAGCGCAGGGCAGGCTGCGGCGCTGACACTTGCATCTGTTCCTGCGGCAAATTCGCAGACCATCTCAGTAGGCAATCTGCCTGCGGTCGGGTCGTCTGTCGTTGTCTTCGCGGCGGGCGACTTCCTGCAACTCGGCAGCTACGTCTACAAGGTCACGCAACAAGTCTTACGCGGCAGCGGCTCAACCGTTAACGTCAATCTGCACCGCCCCGTCATCGGCACGCCTAGCACGGGCACGCTTACGGCAGTCGGGTCTGCGGTCTACTTTCCGGTGTATGCCGAAGTCTGCCCGACTTACTCGCTGACGCCGATGACCAATGGCGCGTTTGTGAACTGGGATCAACCGTTCGTGTTCCGGGAGAACGTCGCGCCATGAGTACCACGATGACCGCGCTGAACAGCGCAAACATCCGACACGCTGAGTTTGTCAGGATGGTGGTTGGCAAGACCTCGCCAACGACCTACACATTCTGCAATGCGGCTGCGCCTGTCACCGTCAGCGGGATCACGTTCTCAGGGATGGGGTCGCTGCTCGGGATCGGTCAGGTCGAGCGCAACATCAAGTCAACCTCGACCGACATGATGGTGTCGCTCACCGGCATCAACCCGGCCAACGTCGCGTTAATCCTGAGCGCAGACATCAAAGGAAGTACGGTCGAAATTTGGCGCGGCTTCCTTGACTCTGAGAATCAGATCATCACCACGCCGACGCAGCAGTTCTTCAAACGCTACCAAGGCATCATCACCAACGTTTCGATTACCGAGGATTGGAACGACGAGGTACGAAGCAGGATTGCCACTTGCTCGATTTCCTGCACCTCCATGAAGCGGGTGCTAGAAACCTATGTGGCATCGTCCAAGACCAACAAGGCAATTTGGCAAGACCGCTACGGTACTAGCGAAACGTCAATGGATCGTGTTGACGCGATTTCTAGCACCTACTTCGACTTCGGCAAGCCTGCATCCGGTGGTGGCGTGGCAAGTCCGGGCGGCATAAACGGCGGCAACGGCGGCACGACGGTTCCAAGGATTGAGTACGAAGACACCATCGGACAATGATCAGGGAAGCAAACAAGTTCGACATAGATTCCTGCGTCGAGATGATGCGGCAATATGCGGCAGAGTCCCCGATCATTAAACTGAGAGACAAGAGACTACACGACGAGCAACACATACGCAGCCTGCTTTCCTCACTCATCATTGGTCGCGGCTTTGTCTTGGTGGACAACGAATATCGCGGGATGGCGGCGGGGATCGTGGTGCCGAATGTGTGGTGCCCCGAGGTTAACGAAGTCAGGGAACTAGCTTGGTGGGTCGCGCCTGAGCATAGGAACACAACGATTGGCGGCAAATTGTTTTTGGCCTACAACAAGAAAGCACAAGAATTGATTGATCAGGAACGGGCAGAGGTTGTCATCATTTCGCTGATGCCACAAAGTCCTAAGATTGATCTAGAAAGCCGAGGCTTTAAGAAGATCGACTCGACGTACTGCAAGGAATAAAAAATGGTCGGAACAATAATTGCCACCGCCGTTTTGGGCGCGGCTGCGGCAGGAACCTTCGCATATGTAGCCATTGCGTTTGCGGCCAACTACGCGCTGTCCTACGTCGTCACCCGCACATTTGGGTCAAACAGGGCACCCAACCAAGTCGATCCCGGCTCACGGCAGCAAATCCCCCCAAGCGCAAACAACCCGATTCCGGTTGTCTATGGCGATGCTTGGCTAGGCGGCACGTTCGTTGATGCGGTGTTGTCCACCGACAACAAGACGATGTACTACGTCTTGGCAATCAGCAACATCTCACCTGATGGTCAGTTCACTTATGACCGCACGCAGTTCTACTACGGTGACCGACTCGTCACCTTTGACGGCACCGACCCCACCAAAGTTGTATCTTTGACTGACGGCGCGGGCAACGTAGATACGAAGATTTCGGGCAACCTCTACATCAACCTCTACACCTCCAATGCGGCGGGCACGATTGTCAACGTGACCGGTTCTGCTCCGAGTGTGGTGATGGGTGGCTCTGACATCACACCTAGTCTGCGGTGGCCTGCAACCAACCGACAGATGAACGGATTGGCATTCGCCATCGTCAAGCTCACCTACAACAGCGAAGCGGGCACGACGGGTCTTCAGCCCCTTACCTTCAAGGTTTCGCACTACCTCAAGAGCGCAGGCGCGGCACGCCCCGGCGATGTGCTTGAGGACTACCTGAAGTCGGATGTGTATGGTTGTGCGGTTCCCATCGGCAACATCAACACCACGGCTTGTGGGGCGCTGAACACCTACTCTGACCAACTGATCACATACATCCCCTACACGGGCGGGTCTACTACTCAAGCTCGGTATCGGATCAACGGTGTGCTGAACACGGGCGAGAACGTCCTAAGCAACATCGACCGCATTCTCACTGCTTGCGACTCTTGGCTTGCGTACCAAGAAACCACGGGTCAGTGGATGCCGGTGATTAACAAGGCAGAGTCGTCATCCTTCTCGTTTGATGACTCCAACATCATCGGCGAACTGCGGGTAAGCATCTCCGACATCACGCAGAGCATCAACCAAGTCGAGGCCACGTTCCCGTGGAAGGGCAACAAGGATCAGCCCAACCTGATTTTCTTGGAAACGCCAAGCGCATTGATGTATGCGAACGAACCGGCCAACAAAGCCACGGTGACGTTCGATCTGATCAACGACTCGGTGCAGGCGCAGTACATCGCCAACCGGATGCTCGAGCAGGCGCGTGAGGACTTGATTGTCACGTTCTCGACCGCATACCCCGGCATTCAGGTTGATGCGGGCGATGTCATCAGCATCACAAACAGCGACTACGGTTGGACGAACAAGCTGTTCCGCGCCATTAAGGTCAGCGAAACGACGCTGCCCGACGGCAACCTTGGCGCACAGATTGAATGCACGGAATACAACGCTGCCGTTTACGACGATCAGAACATCAAGCAATTCACACCGGCACCCAATAGCGATCTTTCTTCAGCGTTTTTCTTCTCTGCGCTTGCAGCTCCCGTAGTTGGTGATCTTGCGCCATCGGCGGCTGTCCCTTCTTTCAGCGTCACTTGCAATGTGCCGACAACTGGGCGCGTCACAAGCATCACGCTTTATTACACAACGGTTGCCATTCCTTCTGTCACTGATTGGAAGGTTTGGGGCACTGAGTATTCTTCTGATTCGCAAGCCTACACACCGGGTCTTGCTTTCAAATTTTCCAATGTCAACCTTCCTGCGGGAACTTACTATTTCGCATTCAAGGTTGCAAACGATGTAGCTGATTCGCAGCTTTCTTCGACTTCTTCTGCTCTTGTGTGGGCACCGGTCGGGGCGCAATCTGCATTCATTGCGACTTTCTCACCGGCAGTAATGTCGGTGCCTAGAACCAACAATGTCCCATCTTTCACAGGACTGATTGCGCGGCTTTATGGAACCTCCGGTGCTGATGCAATCAACTTTGTTACAGCGCAAACTGATTCCGACCCTTCTTTTGTAAACAATAGTTGGCGTATTGGTGGCAGTTCCACCACCGGCTATTCAAGCATTACAACTACGGGTGGTTTGGCGCTTGGTGCAATCACCGATGGTGGCAGTTATGCAGAGTGGGGGATTCCAACTGCAATGACCTCATCACCGGCAACCCTGACGGTTCCGGTTCGATTTAAGAATTCTGATGGCACTGTTTCTCAAACTGCCACGGCTACGCTGCAATGGACTTTTGTAGATCAAGGGACTACTGGGCCTACCGGCAGTAGCGGACCTACGGGCAGTAGTGGACCTACAGGAAGTAGCGGGCCTACGGGGTCTAGCGGGCCTACCGGCAGTAGTGGTCCGACAGGCTCATCAGGTCCGACCGGCACTAGCGGTAATCAATATGCTGACGCATATCTTTATCAATGGTCGCCTGTTACACCGGGCAATCCTAATGGTCAATCAACCTACGATTGGACAACCGGCACTAATACAAATTACACCGGCGGCAATGGTTGGGGTGTGTCAATCCCTGCCAATCCGGGGACACCGGGACTTTATTTGTGGATTGCTGTTAAGCCGGTTACTGCTGCCGGTGGTGTCACATCTACGATTGTTTCTTGGGCATCCGGTTTTACGGTAACGGCTACATCGGCTAATGGCCCGACCGGACCCACGGGCGCAACCGGAAGCAAGACGGCGCGTGTAAGCGTCTATAAGTGGGATGCAACTATTCCGGCAGGACCATCGGGCACCTCCACATATACATGGGCAACTGGCACCTTTGCGCCTAATCCTTTCGGGTGGACAAACACAATTACTAGCCCACCTAGCCCCGGCTTTACGCTTTGGGAGGCAACGGTTTCGTTGATTGATGCAGCATCTGCGGTTACAACAACGATCAATTGGGTTACCGCAAGCATTCTTTCTGTTGGATATGCCGGTGCAGCCGGTACAAGTGCGCGTATTTGCTTTGCGCGTGTGCCTAACAATCCCGCGCCTGTTTCGGGAACCATTGCAACTAGCGGGTCTGCATCATTCCCGAGTAGTGCCCAATCAGCTTCTACATGGGGATTTGCTGCGACATGGGGAGCGTCTGACCCTGATCCAACTAGCACCAATTCGCTCTATCAATCTGACGGTATCTACGATCCCGCAACAGATCAAACCACTTGGACTACACCATACATCTCAAGTCTGAAGGTTGGCACCCTATCTGCCATCACGGTCAACACAGGTGCTTTGACGGTCCAAGACACGATCACGCTTAATACACTTGGCAAGATCAGGGGTGGTCAAACCGACTACAACACCGGCACGGGCTTTTTCCTTGGTTACAGCGGCAGTGCTTACAAGTTCAGTATTGGGTCATCTGCCGCATCGTTGCTTTGGGACGGCTCTGCTCTTAGTTTGACCGGCGCAAGCAACCTAAACATTGGCGGCACTGCGAAGTTCTCAGGCAACAACAGCACTCTTGGTCAAAACGTGACTGTGTGGGTTGAAGGTTCGTCCACAACTTCCACAAGTCTGTTGGCTCAAAACTCATACCTTAGCGGTTATGCCATACAAGCCAACCATCTCGGATCATCCTCATCAGGCAATCAAGGTTCGGGCATTTACGGTAGTGGCGCGATTTATGGAGTACAAGGCACAACGTCTACATCTTCAGTAGCTCAAGCCGGAGTTGATGGTTATTCTTATTACGGCAAAGGCGTATACGGCAATTCATTCACTGGTTGGGGTGGATATTTTGAAAGCAACTCCGTAGCACAAGGTTTGTACGCAAGCGGCATTCAACTTCCGCAATCCGGTGAACTTCGGTGGAGAACAGCAGCCGGTGGTCTTGGTGCCTATGCCTACACAGACGGCAACGATGCGCTTTATTTAATCTCTGGCGCGTCGGGTTCAAGCAATCCTAAAGCTGTCCTATTTGGAACAAAAGGAACATCTCGCGCTCGTGTAGAAGATGTGTTCCTTCGCCCCGAGGTAGACAACTCAATGACCTTGGGCGCGGCATCCTTCCGATTCGTGGATGTGTACGCGGTTAGCGGATCGGTCAACACCTCGGACGAACGGGAAAAGAACATCCTTGGTGACAACCCTCTCGGGCTTAACTTCATCAATAAGCTGCAAACCATCCAATATAAGTGGAAGGTGGCGCAGGCTGCGGTCAAAGAAAATGTCTTCGACGATGAGGGCAACCTGACGGGCGAACGGGAAATCGAACCGGCTCGGGAAGGCGTGCGTACCTTCCACGGCTTGAGTGCTCAACAGGTCAAAGCGACCCTAGATCAGCTTGGCGTGGATAGCTTTGCCGGGTGGGTGTTGGCAGACAAGGACGATTCCGACAGCACTCAGGGTTTGCGCTATAACGAATTCATCGCTCCGCTGATCAAAGCGGTGCAAGAGTTGTCGCAAAAAGTTGCTGACTTAGAGGCTAAACTTAAATAGAATTTGGCAAGATAAGACACCATCCGTAGCCCCGCAAGAGCGTGGGGAGCGTCACCACCCGAGTTAGGGGAATCGCATGGCGATCTTCAACAAGAACACGCTTGCTCAAGTCAGCGGGTTCGACAATCCTATTCTTGCCGGCGAGTTGGTTTGGAACCAAAAAACTTATTGGAACCTCGCATTTACCAACTGCGCCACCGGCTTGCCGATTAATCTGACGGGCGCCACGATTGACGCGCAGATTGTTCGCAGACAAGTCAGCAACATCGTAGATACCCGCAACGGGTTGACCTTCGACATTGCCGACTACACGCCGACCCCCACGCCGGTTAGCTTGACGATCACCAACCGGGTCGATGCCGCAGGCACTTGCACCTTGGTGATTGACGATTCCACTTGGTCGCTGATCAACACCGACCCTCAGTTGGAAATCAATGCCGCCAACTGCGTAGGCTTTTCGGGTCGCGTCAAAGTCTCTTTCCCCGCAAGCGGAACCACGCCGCAAGATGATGCAATCATCTTCTTGCTGTTCTTGGTGCGGTCTGACGGTGTGGTGGTTGTATGAGCAACATCAAGGTAGTTGTCCAAGATGGCAACAACGTCAACCTTCAAGTCACGCCAACTCCCGACATTAACGTCAGGCTAGACCGCAGCGTTGCAGGAGCTACCGGGCCGACCGGCCCTCAAGGTGCAGCAGGACCGACTGGGCCACAGGGCGCAACCGGGCCTACCGGCGCAACTGGTCCTACGGGTTCGCAAGGCATTACAGGGCCAACTGGGCCAACTGGGGCGCAAGGCAATACTGGACCTACCGGGCCTACTGGTGCTGCGTCAACCATAGCAGGCCCAACTGGTCCGACTGGGGCGCAAGGCAGTCAGGGCGACCACGGCCCCACCGGGCCGCAAGGTGTTCAAGGACCGCAGGGCAATGTCGGCCCGACCGGAGCTGTCGGCCCGACCGGGCCGCAGGGCGCTGTTGGCGCAACCGGACCCACCGGGGCACAGGGCGCACAGGGCGACATTGGACCCACGGGACCACAAGGCGTTCAAGGCATCCAAGGCGAACAGGGCATCCAGGGCAACACCGGGCCGACCGGCCCACAGGGTAATATCGGCCCCACCGGGCCAACCGGAGCTACTGGAGCGCAATCAACCGTTCCCGGTCCTACTGGTCCCACCGGCCCTCAAGGAATCCAAGGCGACCACGGCCCAACGGGACCGCAGGGCGTGCAGGGCGATCAAGGCTTTGTCGGCCCTACGGGACCACAAGGCTCTACCGGCCCGACCGGACCGCAAGGCAATCCCGGCGCAGGCGGCACGGTTGCTTATTGGGGATCGTTTTGGTCTACCCAAGATCAAACTGCTGCGGCTGCAAATACAGCTTATTCGGTCACGCTCAACAACACCGACCCCGACTCAAACGGGATTAGCGTTGTCTCAAACAGCCGAGTCACGTTCTCGCAGGCGGGCACTTATAGCCTGACGTTCTCGATTCAGTTCGTCAACACCGACACGCAGATTCACGATGTCAACGTGTGGCTGCGGAAGAACAATGCGGGAAGCTCGGGCGATGTTCCTGACTCCGACAGCAGGCTGAGTATTCAGCAGCGTCACGGCGGCGTGGACGGATATGGTCTGATGACCGTCAACTTTGTATTGAAGTTGGCGGCGGCAGATTACATCGAAATGATTTGGGCGGTAACGGATACCCAAATATCGATCCAAACCGTACCCGCAGGCACCTCGCCGGTTTCGCCGGTCATCCCCGGCGTTATCTTCACGGCCACCCAAGTCACCTACACGCAGAATGGTCCCACGGGATCAGCAGGACCGACCGGCCCTCAAGGTTTTGTTGGCCCGACTGGACCGCAAGGACCGCAAGGTATTCAGGGCACTCCCGGCGATATTGGCGCAACAGGCCCCACGGGACCGCAAGGCAGTCAAGGCATTCAAGGACCGACTGGGCCTACCGGCGCAGCTTCTACTGTTCCCGGCCCCACGGGTTCTGTTGGCCCTACTGGACCGCAAGGTGACATTGGCCCAACCGGGCCGCAAGGCGTGCAGGGCATCCAGGGTGAGCAGGGCATTCAAGGCCCAACCGGCCCCACGGGCGCACAAGGAAATACTGGCGCAGCCGGACCAACCGGGCCGCAAGGAACCATCGGTGATACCGGGCCTACCGGACCGCAAGGACCGCAAGGCATTCAAGGCGTGCCAGGTGATCTTGGACCCACCGGCCCTACTGGCGCTCAAGGTCCGACTGTTTACCCCGGCGCAGGAATCGCGGTATCGACCGGCTCCGCATGGGGCACATCGCTCACGGCCCCGAGTGGCGCGATTGTCGGAACCACAGACGCTCAGACGCTGACCAACAAGCGGATTGACCCGAGGGTGTCGAGCGCAGCTTCGGCATCGTCTGTCACGCCTGATGTGGCATCGTTTGACGTTTATGCTTTCACTGCGCTTGCCGCAACCTTGGCGATCAACGCGCCAATTGGCACGCCGGTAAACGGCAATCGCTTGGTGTTCCGCATCCTTGATAACGGCACATCTCAAACGCTGAACTGGAACGGCACCTACACCGCCATCGGTGTAACGCTACCCACGGCCACAACGATCAACAAAACCACTTACGTCGGGTGCATCTACAACACCAACAACACCCGTTGGGATGTAGTTGCTGTCACAACTCAAGCTTAAGGAAAAGACATGATCAAGATCGACTTTGAGTTTCAGACGCCTCACGGCAAGTTCGCTGATGCCCTGCATCTGCCCGATGACCACACCTTCACTCCTGAGCAGATTGAGGCAATGAAGGCAGAGCGCGTGAACAACTGGATCGCCGTTGTTACCGCGCCTCCCGCAGAAGAAGCACCCGCACAGGAGTAAATCGTGCCTGACAGATTTTGGGTTGGCGGAACTGCGAGTTGGGACGGCACCGCAGGGACTAAGTGGGCCACCACATCCGGGGGAGCCGGAGGTGCGTCTGTTCCCACCAGTGCTGACGATGTGTTCTTCACAAATCTGTCCACTGGCACTTGCACCATTTCTACCGGGAATACAGGTGCGAAGTCCATCAACTGCACCGGGTTTACGGGAACTATTGCCGGTAGCGCGGCCATCACCGTATCGGGTAGCGTCACGCTTGTGGCCGGGATGACGGTTACTTATAGCGGGACAATAACATTTAATGCGACGGGTACGCTCACGACCGCCGGGAAAACAATTGGGCCAATAACAATTAGCGGCTCAGGCATTACCACCACTCTTGGTGATGCGCTGACATCTTCAGGTTTTTTGACTGTTACGCAAGGTCCTTTTACTACAAACAACTATGCAG